ACGTGATGATTTCGTACCGCTACTACACGCGTAAGGCGTAGGGGCTAACACGTGAGTGATTTCAGGAGCATTCGCTCCTATGACTGGCCAAGTGTCCTCCTCGCTCAAGCGAGCAAGGGGGACTTTGAACCGATGCGTACCGTGTTTGGTGCGGGCAGTAGCCTGTCGCCAGAGGAACGCGAGAGGTTGCCTGAGCGGTTTGGGCTTGAGAGTGACAACCGGTTTGTCGATACCGCAATCAACATCGCCACGAACCCGTGGATTTTGTTGGGCCTCGCTACGAGCCCGGTTGCATCTAAGTCCCTTAAGGCGGGTGGGCGTCTGTTCTCGGGTGGGCACGCAAAGAATAGCGGGGACTTGTGGTCGCGGTTGCTAGGGCCCCTGCAAACGCCCCTAGAGCATGTGGCTAGGTTGGGGGCTGACCGTGTGGCACTCGAGGCCGCCAATACCATCCAGACCCGCAAGGACATCCTGAGTACCCCCGTGAAGGAGGCGTATCGCTCACTCCTCAACAACTTGGAAGAGACGCTCAAGCGGGACGACGGCTACACGGGCAAGCTGCTAGAACTGGATCACAGGGCCATCTCAAAGCGTAAGTATCCTGAGGCTCGTGCTTATGTGCGGCGGATTGAGGAAACCTACAACGTGAAGTCAAAAGGGCTACACAAGTCACGTGTGTATGGGGCCCCTCGCTCGAAAGACCTCGTGTACGAAAACGAGGAAGGAGACATCTTCCAGTTTGTTAAGAAGGACAACGCGAGCCTTCGGGTGCAACGAGTCAAGCAGCACAACGATGAGATTGAGGATTCAATAGCGGGCGTCATGAACCAGATTAGTTCTTTGGGAGAAGAGCACCCGCTACGTGACAACCTGTGGGCTGAGGTTGCGTCTTTGCGTAAAAACAAGTTTGTGTATAAGGGCATCCGTGGCAAAGATAAAAGCATTAATTTAGAGTATGTGGAGCCCGAGTTTATTGAGGTACCTGCACTTGTGCAGGACTTTAAGCTTACTAAATCGAAGTATGTTGACAACCTTATTGAGGTAGAGCGGAAGTCTCGCGAGGAAGCACTTGTTAGCTTTGTGCTTAATCAGGACACGTATGACAAGACTGGCGACCTCGTGGTTGACCGCGAAAAAGCTAGGCGTCTGATCCCTTTGTTCACGAAGAAGGCTACGGATATAGACTTGGGGGACCGAACGCTTGAGGGGCAAAAGCTTCTCAAGATGGTGTTTCCCGAGGGCAAGTTCAAGGTGGATGGTGAAAGGGGCGAGGGAACCTTCGATGTATTTGTGGAGCGGATTCAAGAGGGCATTGATAACGCGGATCATATGGGCGGGCCTCGCAACGCCTATACGCCTGCACGTGCTCCTAACATGCAGTATCGGCCTGAGGCTCGTGCGTTTGGTGAGACGGGCGAGGGCTACCAAAGGGACAAGCTTTCGGATGCTGCGGCTGCCCGCATCAGCCCCGTCACCGAGAAGCAGCATTGGTACGATCCTGACCGGTTAGGCGAACTCGATGAAGTGTTTGGACTCACGGAGGACGGGCGCAAGCTTCGGGAGGCGGCGTACAAAGAGGCAGAGCGACGCATTGGTACGGACGTGCCCATCCTTATGACGGATGACGTGGACGCGAGGATTTCCAATCAGCGGTTCATTGGCACGATCGTGCCTGCCAGTGTTATTCATACGGGGCGTGTGGGTGCGGGTGCACTCGAGGAGTACCGGGGGGCGTTCAAAACACTCTCTAGTAATTTTGACGGTAACTTGCGTGAAGTTGAGTTGCGTTTGTCTAATGGGGATGTTGCCCCCCTGATCCGAGGTGTCGCGGACGACGCTACGTACTCCGATGTATTTGAGCATATGATTGGCGTTGTGGGTCAGGTGCCTGACGTTGGGCGTAAGCAAGCGGAGTTCTTGCGTTCTCGCATTTTGCCGGTGTTGGGTGACCAGCGTACGGGTGACGAGAAACTGTACAGTTATATTGCGAGTGGCATGAGAGTTACGCACGAGACACTTAAGGGTGTACTTGCTAATGTGGACGACATGCTGCACAAGGTGCCGGGCCTTGAGGGCTTCAACACAAGTGACTTGGATTTTCTGCCGTTCCTCGAGAAGTTCACGGATGCTCGGGAGGTGCGGGGAGCAACTCAGAATGTTGCGAACTGGTTGTACGGTACGCACTTGGGTCTTAACTTGGGGTCGGTACTACTGAACCTCACGCAGCCCCTACTCCTTGCGAGTTCGGTGGGCAGTGCAGGTGATGTGCTGGGGGCGTACGGCGATAGTGTGCGGCAGGTGCAACGCTACTACTCGCGGACCCTTGGCAAGAAACTCGATAAGTCGCAGAAGCTTAAGATTGCGGATGAGGAGTTTGGGGGCCTGACGCGGGAGCTTGGTTTTGACGAAAACTTCATTCGACAACTCGATGATGCGTTCTCTGAGAAGAACCCTCTGGCGAAGATGTCGCTCAACGAGAAAATCGTGGCGGGCTCTTTGTTCTTCTTTGAGAAGTCTGAGAAGATGAACAGGCTTGTATCCGCCAACATCGTGAAGCGGCGGTATGTGCGTGACAAGATTCCTTTGGACGATGGAAGGTTTCGTGCTGACGTTGAACAGATGGTTATGCAGGCGCAGTTCAGCAGTACGTCACTTAGTCGGCCCATGATATTCAATGAGGGTGGGGCCCTGCAGAATGAATTGTTACGCCAGTTCCTTACGTTTCCTGTGCGGTCTGCGGTGCAGGTCTTCAGCACATTTCCGCGGTTGGACGGTGGGGGCTTCAACTTTTGGGCACGCCAAATGGCAACGAGTGCCCTCCTGTATGAGGCGAGTAAGGGTCTAATTGGTGCGGACATGAGCAGGGGACTGTTCGCAAGTAGCGCTGTGGATGTGTTGAACCCTGAGAAGGTGTTTGAGCCGGGACGCACCGAGGCCATTCCGTTCATTCCGACGCCCCCCATTGCTACGATTCCCCTGGACCTTATCAAGGGGGTTCTTGGGGGGGACTTTGCACAGGTGGCGAATGCTGTGGGGCGTGGTGTTCTGCCTGCGGGTGTGGCCGCGAACCGTTTCTTCCAGACGCTAGCCCCTGAGTTGGAGACGCCGGGTCCTCTGAATGTGCGAAGATTGCAGAAGACATATGTTGGGTGGGACGAGGGTGAAAACGGTATGTACCCTGTGTATCGGGGTGATGGTGCTCTGATTGAGTGGCGGAGGGGCACGGAACTTTGGGCCAAAGCTCTGGGCTTGGACTTAGGTGCGTACTCGGATCAAGGTGCATTTGATGGATTCCTAATTAAGAACTCTGAGCGTATCAAGCAGATGAGACGCAACTATATTCTTGCCGTAGAGAACGGCAACATGGGGAAGGCGAAGTCGATACAGGCTGAGTTCCAGCAAGCTTTCAATGTGCCACTCACGGTTAGTGATCGGCAGATTAAGAGTCGGCTTGCGTTGCGGGAGCAGGGGCGTACAGAACGCATCCTGAATAGGATTGATCCCAACGCACGCCCCAGCTTCTCGGGTCTGGTGAAGGAGTCGGGCTACGCTCGTAACGTGGACATTATGAGTGGGAATACGGCAGGCACGCGTGAGGGTCGCGTGTCGCCAAATAATCAGGATGAGGTGCGGAACTTGTTGGTGGAGGAACTCGCGAGGCTGCAACGCGAGGATGCGTCATTCACGGGGTATGACGGGTATTAGGGCTTCTTGTCCACCAGCACATAGCGACCTGCCGCGAGTTCATTGGCGTCCCAAGGGCACTGAGTTGTGTAGAGTGGGGTCCACAACACAATGTTGTTCTCTTTGTCTACGTAGGTGGCGATGGACTCTAGGTGTACGCCCGTGAACCCACTATGTTTGATTTCGTGTACGTCTGCGTGCACCGTAATATTGCCGAGGTCGAATTGCACATCTTCATCATGGATGATCGTGTTCTCGTGAGGCATCAGGTACCAAGAGTCACACGAGTAGGCGTTCGTTAGTTCTGTGCCCCACTCGGAATATAGTGTGCCGAGAGTGGGAGCCTCTGTGCCCTGCACGTTCTTCACGTTCATGTCGTTCTTTCTAGTTTCACCCATATTCGGTAATGTCCTGTTTTTACGGTTTGAATGGCGGCTCCATAACGGTTGGGCTGTAACAAACGAGCCAACCAGAAACCATCAGTGTGGGGGGGTCCAAAATGATCCCATGCTCTACCTAGTGCTTTGAGAGGCAACGGGAACTTGAAGACGCGTGTGCGTTCTTCGTTGGCCCAATAGAGGCGAGGTCGAATGTCAGACAGCCAGCGGAGGGTAGTGGTGGAAGGCTCGTACTTAAGTATCTCGAGTGTCTCATCTAGGGCAGGTGTCGCCGTATTGAGGTTCACGGTAATCACGAGGTAGTTAGTGTGGCCGCCCAGTATCTTCTCGCGTAGGATACCGTACTTGGCGTACGGGACCTTGAGGAGCTTGGTGCCCATCTCTGGTTGAGGGTGGGGCAACCTAAGGCGATTGATAATGATGTTGAGGGGGTGGACCAAGCGTGTTGGGTCCGGTGGCGTTTTGGTGCGTGTAGTGTTTAGCTTCGTGAACTTCGCGAACGTTTGAATCGTGTGCATAAATCCCCCTCTGTCGGTCAGGACAAGAGGGGGCGGATCAGGGGGGTCTTGATGGTGGGTCCCCTGCGATTCACGTGTTAGGCGATGGGACCATTGCAGTAGTCCGAGAAGTCGCTCCGGTCTTTGCCGGTGCGGTCCTTGTAGGTGTTCTCGGTGCAGCGGATTGAGTACACGTTGCTGTCCCCAGCCCCGAGACGCTCGTAGAGAGCCTTGAAGTCAGGCCCGAACTGGCCGGTCTCAGCCTCGCCAAGGATGCCCGTGATGTAGCCCTTGAGTCTCCGCATGCCCGCTTGGTGTGCCCCAAGGTGGTTGGGCTTGTCGTCGGGCAGACCTTCCACGTTGCCAACAGCAATCTGGACGGGCATGGAGGTCCACGTGAACTCGGGCGGGTATCCGTCGAGGGCTTCCGTGCACTCGAACTCGAACGTGATCTTGAGGGCAGGGACGTTGGGCAGGACTGCACCTGCACCCTTGTTGCCCACGGGGTACTCGAGTGGGGTTTGGCTGTCGTACTTGACCTTGCGTCCGATGGAGAAGGGTTGCTCCTCCACCTTGATGCCGGTGACGAGTACCGCTACGTCAGTGTCGGACGGTGGGCGACGACCGCTTCCGCCCGTTTCGGTTTCGGCGTAGCTGTCCTGCAGGGTGTTGTGCAGCGAGGCGGTGATTGAGTCGATATTCATAAGGGGTCTCCATGTGTGCGGGCTCGTGCCCTAGTTAGTGGACTGTTCTCGGCACTTGAGGTGCTCTTGACGGAATGTCTCCCACGCGTTGTCGCGTTCAAAGGGAGTTGCAGGGATGATTGCATCGCGTCCCTTAACGATGCCATCGAGTCCTGCAGTTGTGAGTTTAGAGATGCCAAAGCGGTACTCCTTGACAGTCTCGGTGATGGGTCGCGTTACGGTTTTGGTGCCACGCTTCACTTCTTCGTTGCGTGTCTTGAGGGTGTCTGATGCTTCTACGCAAAGCACCATGTCGAACATGTCGTACAGGCGTTTCCAGAAGTTAGGCGTAATGGTGAGTTCAGGCCTAAAGATCGTCTTGTTGTCCCCAATTGCGATGGTTGCATTGGTCACGTGCATCACGAGGTAGACTCCGTAGCCCCACGAGAAGCAATCTGTGTAGACCCTTACCACTTCGTCGTACAGCCAGTCCCATCCCGCACGACCATCGAGGTCGTTCCACGTGCGAGCGGTGCCGTTTAGGAGTCCGAGTTCTGTGCAGTTGTCTACGGCGTGACGCTTGAGGAGGCGTAGCCACGCACTCAAAGAATCGAACACGATGGTTTGGGGTCGCGGTGAGTCTGACAGGGAAAGGTTCTTGATGACTTCGAGTTTCTTGAGCACGTGCTCGTATTTAAGCTCGAAGGGTTTGCCATTGTCATCCGTGACTCGGGCGTTCTCGCGGCGTGGCCACAGCGTTGCTTTGGGTGTGCCCGTAGTGGTGGTGCTTGCATCAAGATTAAAGATGAAGGCGTTTTCGTGTGACTGCAGGATGCAGGACTTGCCTGTGTTAGGTACGCCGATGAAGGCACCACGTTGGTACTCGGGGTCGGTGCGTTGGGGCCCCACGAATCCGCCGAGGTTGGCCCACTTGGATTGGCGTGTTGCACCTGTCGCCAGTTCTTGCATGCTTACTCCTGTCGCTAGAGGTGTGTCTTGTGATGTGAATGGGGCCTTGGGTAGTTAAACCCAATTCCCCCAGCACGTGAGCGTGTGTCGCCAAAGGCGACGACACACGAACACGAGCCGCTTAGGGGTTAGACCTCCACGACTTCCTCGACCTCAACGGCGTCGTCGTTGATGCCCTTGATGGACAGCTTCTTCTCGAACGAGATGCCGCAGTGGTCGAGCACATCCTTGAAGCTGGTAGCCGAGCAGCCGGTGCCGTGCTTCTCGTTGAAGGTGCGTACGAGTTGCGAGACGTTCTCGATGTCGTACTCGTTGCAGACTTCCACGATGAGGGGACGATACACCTCCTTGGCGATTTCCTCCGCAAAGCGAACGTGCAGTTGGGGGAGCTTCCGGGTTTTGGTCTCGGTGGCTTCGGTAGTAATGGCAGACATGTTATGTCCTTTCTTTGTGCAACTAAGTTGCGGTACATGGATACAGTTCGCCCCTACGTTGGAGCGGCTGATGGGGGTTAGTGGATGAGGAATTGGCTCAGGTGTTTGGTGTTACGTGTCGTGAGTGGTCTACCGTGAGGTTCTTGCGTGCCACGACGTGCGGCCATTTGGCGGGTGGGATCAGGTAGAAGTCCACGAGGTTGGAGACTCGGCCCTGATCTACGGGGTACGTCGTGTTTGGGAAGTTGTTTGGATCTGGCTTGCATGAGGCGTAATGCTTGATGAGATTGAGCTTACTAGTGTAGATGGATTGGGCCTCGCTTGCAAGTGCATCTTCTGCGGGAATGAAAGAAAAGTTGACGCAGGGGGAGCGATGGCGTTCCGGTGCGAGGCTGGCGTATTGGCCCGTGCCCTTGAGCCAGTCCTTGCAGCGGTCGATGTAGTTGCCGAGCGTGGGCTCCTCGGAGTGAAACACTTTTTCGGTGCGTTCTTGGCCCTTGTTGGGGCCGCTCTTGAGGACCTTGGTGCGGAGCGAGAAGGGCCTGTCTTGTGAGGACATGCGTATGCTGGGCTTAAGCACAGCGATGTGGAGCATGCCACCCATACGCGTCTCACTGGTTATCGACGGGTGACGCTTCGCGAGGGTGCCGTTTTGCAGGTTGTGGTTGGTGACGCTGATGTAGTGCAGGGTGGCGAATTCGAGGGGACACAGCGAGAGGCGTTCGATGGGGTCCAGCGATGTGGTCTTCCAGTCGAGCACCCACAAGAGGTCCTGCTCCCGATCGTGATAGAGTAGGTCGGGCTGGACCATCAACGTGTGGGGGGGCGACGATTGGGTTAGGCACACTTCGCGTTCCAGCACTTGGATGTGGGGTTCGCAGAGGAAGTCGCGGAAGGTGCCGATGTTGCGGGAGATGGTGACGGTGGAGGCCGCTTCGTAGATGCCCCGCATGGTGGCGGCGTCTTTCTCGTCGCGTGCGATGAGGGGTGCGGGGTCAATAGCAAAGCGCCTCGCGATGAGCTTGAGTTCTTCTATGCGTTCCGACAGGGCTACGTCGTAGGCCTCAAGTGTGGACCCCGACAGCTTTGCTGGATTCGCGAGTGTGTCGAGTTCCGCGAGCTTGTGAAACCACGAGCCGAGTGAGAGGGCCCTGGAATAGGAGATGCCTGACATGAGCCCCAGCCGCCTCGTGAGGTAATACTCGAAGGGATCACTGAGGCAAGTGGAGTAGTCACGAGAACGGATCAGGGGGGTCTCAGCAACGAGGCCGTGGTGCTCGAGATATGCGATGACTTGGGGGCCGCCACGAGATGACGGCACCACAACTTTGGCTGTTTCAGGGGGCATGATGTGTTTTGTGTCCTGTGGTGAGAGGTGTGGTGTCTGGTGGGTTACAGTCTAGGCATCGTGAAGGGGGGCATCAAGCCGCCGAGGCCTTCATTCATTGAGCGGCGAAGGTTCATGGCCCCCCCAACGCTGATGCTGCTGGTGTCGATGGTTTCGTCCGTGAATGCGGCGGGCTCAACTGAGCCTGCATCCAACGTGTAGTTGGAAGCGTCGGGCACGAACGAGAGGGTGGCGGATTCGTCGAGCACGAGGTCACGGCTTAACGCTAACGTGAGGACGCCCCCCGAATACGAAATGCCCGTTACCGTGATGTCGTCGGGCGTGCCCTCCACTGTGAAGTCTGCGGTTGCCCCACTGCTGAAGGTGATGCCATCGAAGCCCGTGAGTGAGAGGGAGCCTCCGCTTGTGGATGCGTTGATGGTGTCGAGTGTTGGTATTGTGGGGGCCGCACTCTTGAAGGGGTGAGCGGGTGGCAGGCTTCCCTGTTGGCCCCACTTCCACGCGAGGTATCCTTCGAGTCGCTGGCGTTGCACGGTTGTGGGTACCGCATCCAACAGGATCATCTCGGCCAGTCGCATTTTGGCATTGATGACTGATAAAGATGTGCCGAGTGCTCCCACCGAATCGAAGTTCAGGGCGTTGGCGTAGTCGGTGTAGACGAGAAGTGGGCCGGTGGGGCCGGTGTCGGTTTCACCACCCAACACGATGTTGCCACCGCTAACAAGTGTACCTCCATTGAATGAGGCGTGCCCAGTGTTCTGTACTCCTGACCCCTGGCTTGACCCCGCACCGTCAAGGGACACATCGTAGTCGGAGTTGCCCACGCGGAGGAACACGTGGTCGTTAGCGGTATTGGGGGAGCGTTCGCCCAAGAGGGGTGAGACAGCGGGTAACTGTGCTGAACTCTCTACTTCATCAACTACACACAGCATTGCACGAATGTTGGTGAGACTGCCCTCCATGATATCGCTGTCAAAGACAAGTACTTCCTTGAAGTTTAGAGTTTCGCCTGTGGCGAGCTGCACTGCTGATGTGGTTTGCGTGAGGTCCAACCCGTTATCGCTTTTGTCGGCCCAGCCTGTTACCTGTGTCCCCGAGAGTGTCAGGGAGTCTGCGTCGTCTGCGTCGTACCATGCGCGTAGGCTTGACAGTTCGGAGGGTAACCACGCTGGCATGTTTGATGCTCCAAATACTTGTTGGGCTGCGGCTCGCCTTGCGTCGTTCCACGCGTTCGTGGGGCCCCAAATCGTTACGACCTTGCCTACTTCCTTTGCGGCGGTTGCAAGTCGTATCCAGCGGGCGAGGCTTTCGGTCGAGTCGTCGTACGGTAAATTGTCCCCAGCCCAACCGGGTGGACTGATCCACGGGTAGATGTTGATGTTGTCGGCGTCGGCGTCTCGTAGGGCCGCCACGAACTCGACGGTTTGGTCTTCGGGTGCGCGGTCGGCGTCGTTGCGTATATACATAACGGGCGACCAGTGGTCGAAGTCTGCTTGTGCCCATTTCTTGCTGTTCTTGTCGAGGAAGGCGGTTGCGTAGGCGGGGGGTGTCGCGGCGTATTGGAAGCACTCAACGTCTTCTCCAAAGACTTCGCGGACCACGTCGAACATGGCTTCGACGATGGGACGCTTGAAGGTCTCCTCCATGTCGTTGGCGGCAGCTTCGCGGATCTGGTTGGACAGGATCGGCTCGGTATCGTCGTCTGGGTCTAGGCCGTTGATGCGTTGCAGGATGCGATAGCCGATGGTCGAGCGATCCCACGGCGTGAGCGGGAACTCCTCGTAGTCGAGCATGAAGACTTCGGGATTGTGTCCGTCGTCGTCTCGCAGGTCAGTCAGGGTCGAAAGCCAGCGGGTCCGAACAGCTTCGGTATTGACCGTGATCTCATCGAAGTTGTCGGGCTCGGGGGTAGTCCGCAGGTTGTCAAACCCCCCATGCGTGATGCCTTCGGTGTGGTTCTGGACGAATAGGCATCGTCTAGTGGGGATGGTGGTGCGGTTGGCGTTTTTGCCATCCAACCAACAAAGGGACTCGCCGTATTCACCGATCCACGTTACGAGTGACATCGAGGGGTACCACCTATTGCTGAGATTTGCCTTGTTGGATTATGTCGCTTAGGTTCTTAGGATTTCGCACGGTTTGGCCGGGGTTGTCGATGGCGTAGCGTGTTGCCCACGCGGTCGCCTCGAGGCCTGTGAACCTCTCCCCAGTGGCGATTTCCAACATGCGAATCTCGTTGTTCAGCTTCGAGTTCATGCCCGACAAGCTTGATTGTGTTTTTGTGTCTAGTTCTTTGATGGCAGTTTGGGTTTCAACATGCTTGGCATTCGAGGACGCATCCATCTTCATGAGGCCGATAACTACACCTGCTGTTTGCACCGCGACCACAATCGCGAACCCAATGCTGATTCTGGTGTTTCTATCTATTACCAGACTAGTTTCAGCTTCGGTCATTATGAACTTTCGGTTTGATTGGTGGGGTAGGGCTTGTTGGGCCCATGCTCCTTGACCTCTTGCACGATGCGACGTTCGCGTTCTGATAACAGGGACCTCGCGATTTCACCTGCGGGACCCTCGAAGCCCATGCGGAGTTTGGGCTCCGCGAACTTGGCAACTTCGATGGACTGTGCGATGCTTCGGGTGCCCGAGTCCTTCGCTTGTTGGAGGAGCTTGCGTGCGATGGGCGTCAGTCCACCCAAGCCCACGAGCCCAAGGACACCCGCTGATATTGCGACTTCCGCCACGCTGATGCCACCCGCCACCGCTTTATTCTGGAAGTTGTAGCGATTCGCGACACGCGTAAAGGCAAGTTCATTGGCCTCCATCTCGAGTGCGTGTTCCGCGAGCATGGCGGTTGCCTTCGCTTGGTGTTCAGCTTCGAGTGCCGCAAGCCGCATGTTTGTTTGTTCCACAAGGGTGGTGGCTTGACGCTCTGACTCGATGCGTGCATCCTCTACGTCTTCACTCGTGACGCACGACACGAGGGTGAGGCAGCTAATTGCTAGTGTTGCGAGTGCAAGTGCGTGCTTGGTATGGGTGTGCATGGTGTGTCCTTAGTAGAGAAACTCTACGATGATGGTGCCGGTACCTGAGGCCGAGACGCCTGCGGTCTTGACAGACAACAGGAAGGATTCGAGCCCGCCCACATTGAAGATGGGGCCCGCGATGAGTCCGCCTGCGGTGCCGATGCGAGATACGAGGGTGTCGATTACGGGATCCCAATCGGCGGTCCCGGATGAGTAGTCGGCCACGGGATGCCATTCGCCTGAGCCGATTTGGGTTTCGCCAGCGGCGGCGACTTCGGGTGGGGTGCCGAACGTGTGGGTAGCTTGCACGAACACGAGTGCGAAGCGGGCTCCGGGGGGCACACCCACGATGCTCGAGTTGAGGGAGTTTGTCACGATGGATTGCGAGGCGGCTCGAATGTCAGCCGCTAGCCCATTGAAGTTGTTGTAGGCGTCGACACCTGAGTCGTCACCTTGGATCTGCTCGGCGTTGCTGTTGGCTTCAATGAACGAGGTCCGCATGCCTGCGAGGGGCGTGCCGTGAACGTCTTTCCGGTTGACGAATGCGGGTGATCTAGTGGGCATCGGGGAGGTCCTCGGTGGGGGTTTCTTGCACGCTTTGATTTGATTTGGTCGCGTGCTCTGCTTTGATTATAAGCCATGAGGCGGCCCAATGCCCGGCTTCTCTCCTCTGATTTAGGGTAGAACATGGGAGAATTAGCAGTTCGACGCCGTAATCCGTGCACACTCGGAGCAAGAGGTCCCTCGCTATGTGGGGTCCTTTGAATGAGGACTTGCCGCGTGACGACATGCGGGTCGGAGGTACGTCCTTCTTGGGGTTCTGTTCAAGGAGGATGGCTCGGTGCTTGAAAGATTGGAGTCGCTCGAGTTCGCGGAGGAAGCGTGCTCGGTCACGTGTGTCCGTCAGGTTGTTGTGTAGCTCAAAGAGGCCGCTCTTGCGTTCGATTACGGCGGTATCGGGGGACTCCGCAAGCACGTAATCGCCTGTCTCGAGGGTGCGTGAGACCACGCGTAACGGTATGCGGATCGTGTTGTATGTTGTGGGGTGTGCACCCTCAAGGACTGAGGGGAACGGAAGTGGCCGCTTCTCACGTGAGTCTTGAATAATCGTGAGTGGCGGCACAGTATCCCCTGAAACAAGAAGGCGGGTGGAGCCCTGTGCGAGGCTCACACCCGCTGTGTGGGGGGGTCAAAGTAAGAGAGTGGGAAACCGAGAACTTTGATCCGAACGTGTCCGTGGTGGGAGTTATCACCAATGACTTGTTCTACCCCAAAAGGTGCCCACATGCTTAGGACATGTGAGCACCACACCTCAAGACACCAGCCAAGCGACTTCTCAATTCCGGCAAGACTGCGGGCTGAGAGTACGCTTTTTGGTTTGGAATCTCAAGGGGTCGCGTCTGAAAATCTGGAAATTTGTGAATCAAATTGGATTGGGACTTCACGTGAGTAGTGAGTTTGTAGCATGTGCCAGAGGTCACGTGTGCAAAGCCAATCTATTGCGTATTGGAATTGCGTAATGAGGTTGTTTGCGATGGCTTCGGTACTGCAATCGAAGTAGATGGCGTCGTACACATTGAGGATCATGCACCACTCGGAGGTCTTTTGCTTTGTGTGGAGTGCTCGGAAGTAATGCTGGAGGCGTAACAGGATGTTACCGGCTGTGCACTGCACCGGCATGTTCACGATTTCGTTGACCTCGTAGTTTGCGAGGCGGTCCTCTCGATCGTTCATGAAGTAGCGGGACTGACCCGTGAAGGGTAGCGTTATGCGTCCAGTTGTGTGTGCTTCATGGATGCGTTCCTCTTGCCACTGCCAGAGGATGGGCCTGTCATACTGGCGGCGGTCTGCAATGGCTTTGAAGAACTCGATGGGAAACAACTCGTTGATGTCACCATACACTGAGTGCTGCATGGTGGTTGGACCCGCTCGGAACAGGTCTGCGAAGTTGGTGCGTTTACCCACTTGGCGTTCGCGTGCATTGAAGGTGGGGTCGTTCTTCCAGATGTCGAGGGACTGTTCCGCAAGGTGTGGATACCGAAGCTGTAGGTTTGGTGTAGACCATACATTGTGTGCACGTCTGCCATGGAGGTCCCACCCCAGCTTGTATGCGTCCGCTAGGGTGGGCTCACCTGAGAGGAGTGCAGCTACGCGTAGCTCGATCTGCGACAGGTCAATCTCGAGGAGCACGCCGTATGCGTAGCGTGACCGCCTCGCTTTTTTGATTGGCTTGGGGTCCGTCTGGTGGGCTCCGTTTTTACACGTGATGCGGCCCTGAGTTGTCCCCCCTGATCCGCCTGCCCCATCCTTGATTGGTGATGGGGTGACGTACCACGTGGGGTGCGATAGGCCAAGCATGCTTACTCCTTGAGGACGCACAGGATGTCTTCTTCACGCATGAAGGATATGGGCATGCCATCAATCGTGATGTCGGTGCCCGCGAAGGGTTGGAACATTACGCGGTCATTCGGCTTGTAGAGGTCATAGTCAAAAAGGATGGTGCCTGTGTTGGGCCTGCGTGAGTCAGACTTTGGTAGCTCGATGCCCGCTTCCGTGTGTGTGGGTGGGATGTCCTTCTGGACCACGAGGTTGTTAGGTGAATGCGAGATAAGTTTCTTGAGGTCCTCGCGTTCACGACGTTGTGCTTCGCCAATGCTGTCTTGGGGGGCCGGACTTGTGTTCTTTCCACTCATGGTGTGCCTTTCATTGGAACAAGTAATGAGGTACGTACCTCTGGTTTATTACGACGGTGACGGATCAGGGGGTATAGGTAGGTGCCGAGAATCTTGGATAGTTTGGAGACTTCGCGGCACAGGATGAGGACTTGCCTGCGTGGGTCATCATGCTCTAGCTTCGTGAGGCACAAGTCAAGGTTGGAATCCTTGAAGGACACTTTCTTTTGCTTCTCCGTTACCTCAAGCATGGGGTCATCCAAGAGACCCAGTGTTTCCACAAGCTCAAGTATGAAGGAGTCCTTGATAGATTGGGAGCCAGTACCCGAGAGGAGGAGTGCGGGACTCGTGACGTGGGCGACGAGTAGGGTCTTGCTGCGTATCTCGCGGTGGCATCGGTGGAACTCTTGCTCTAGCAGGTCCATGTCGTACGGTATGCCTGCATCTTCCATGTGTATGGAAGTCCATATCGCATCGTTGTATTGGCGTAGGCTAAAGGGTGAGAATTTGTCGGACCCCGGATGGTTCTCTTGGATGCGGGTACAAATCTCTGATAGTGCGAGGAGGGTGCGGTGTGTATCCCTCGCATTGTATTGGAGGAGCTTGGCTCTATCCGTGAATTGAGCGTACGCGGTTTCTTCACCACGGTACGTGTAGATGCCGAGGAGGGGACCGATGTTCTTGAGGGAGCGTTCGGGCCTTAATTCGTTCTCGAGGTAGTTTGCTACGCTCAGGTCCACGAGGAACTGACTGCAGGAGAGTGCATCACGCATCTCACGTGAGTGCTGCCAGAGATACAACAAGTCAAATCTAATGTTCTGTCCCACCAGCACGGTGGCGTGGCGTATCCACTTGATTAGGATAGAAACTTGGGTTGGTTTCTTCATGTCGAACACCATCGTCCACGTCGGCGTCATCTCCGCTAACTGTGTAATGGTAATCGGCACCGCAGTTTCGACATCTGAGGTGTGTAGTTTGTCCCAGCGTTCCGAGGAGGGTGGGCCACTTTGTGTTTCCGCATGCGGGACAAGCGTTCGACTCTGATGTTCTTGACATGGGGGCTCCAAATCCGTGGCGGTAATCGCCACACTCTGTATGAGGTCCTTGCGTTGAACGCCGTCCACATGCATTGAGCGTTGGGGCGTGAAGCATGTTTGGCGTGGGCATTCGTGCCATGCACCGTACGTCTCGATGTCTAGGGACAGCAGCATTGGTGGGGTCCCTTACTTGGCGGGGGGTACAAGCGTCCACTTCTCGGCTGAATCAGGAATCGCAAGGATGAGGCTATCCCATAGGCTTCGGGGAATGACACCATACTCGCCCCGTAGGACTTCAAAGAGCATACGTTCTTGTTCAAGCAGTTGGTCGTACCTAGGAGTAGAGACCTCAACCTCATTAGCTTCGAGGGTTGTGTTCATGTTTGTGTCCATGTTTGTGTTCATGTTTATTCCCCTATCAGGGTAATTGGGTTGGGGCCCTCGTAGTAGAGGGGGCCTTTGAACTCGGGTGTCGCGAGACGCTTCACTACGTGGGTGTCTTGCTCCGCCATCCTAACTGAGTACACGGCACCCTTCTTGAAGCCGTACACATAGGAGGCTAGTGCTAGAGACGCTATGCTTAGCGCGAGTATAGTTACAAGCAGTGTGTCCCTGTTAACATATTTTCTCATGCATTTTCTCCTAAAGCTACTCTGCAAAATGCGAGAGGTGCGACGACGATCGTTTCTGGGTTACAGACTCCTCACTCAAGTCCACATCATCGGGATGAAGCTTGCCAACTGTCTTTCGCCAAGGTGTGGTGAGGATGTCATAGTGCCTTTGGTCGATCTGGTCGCGAACCACCAACGCCACCGCAGCATTTCTCGTAGTATCTCTCGCAGCCTCCTTCCACGCAAGGACCTCATCCGATGCAGCGATCCACGCGGTGGAGCACGCAGTATTCT